TTAGTTCGTTACAATAGGACTAGAATTTTTTGCCTCACTGCGACTAATCACATGTTTACCCAGTTTGATTCCTGGTTTTTCGATAAATCTATACAGTAGAGCCGCTATCCCATAAGTCAGAGGGATAATAATCGCTGAGGCGGCAATAAATCTCATGAAGGGAGATAACCCAGAAAATTGAGTATTTGACAGCAGGAAGGCGACGACTGGAAGTACGATTAACAAATGCAACAAGTACACGGAGTAGGAAACATCCCCCATGTAAACGCTGACTTTATTCGTTAGCATCCAGCGAGGGAGGCGTAGCATGTTTTTCCATGTACTCCCTTCGTGTCGAGGCCAAAGAATGACCGCCATCATTAAAATCATGCCGTTCTGGGCAATCAAGTGATACTTATTCACATCATTTGGCATATATATACTGCCGAAAGCTGCAACTAGCGCAAAAATAACAAACCACATGCTTTTTCTGCGTATGGCCTCAGCAATAAACATGCCTGCAATGAACAAGTGCAGTTTAATCAGAATCATTGAGGGCATTGGAAAAGCTGCAAAGTAATTCGGGGTTAGGTATTTGGCGAGCGCGCAAAGAACAATGACCGCGAAACAGGCTCGGACAAAGCCCAGCTTCATTACGGCTAACATAATGAAGGGGAATAGGAAATAAAACTGCATTTCCAGACCGATACTCCAGTCAGGCAGTACAGTATTAAATGAGTAGCTTGGTAGAAAACCAAATATAAAGGTCACATGAGTAAATACGTTTAAGAACGTAGAGTCACTGTAACGTGAACTATTAGTTTGGGTTTCGCTGTAGAAATGACCGATAACGTCACGTGCTTCACCGAAATAGTTGCCAAACCCAATGGCTACAATCAGGAGCACGTAGTAAAGCGGTGCGATACGAAAGAAGCGGCGCAGCCAAAATTTCTTGAAGGTGGCCATTGCAGTCCATGGTTCCTTCTCTTTACGCTCCACATAATTTTTTGCCATCAAGTACCCAGAGAGCAAAATAAACAAATCGACGCCGATTGCTGGATCCGAAAGGATAGGAAAATGGAAACTGGTTAAAATACAAATATGGCCCAAAACAACCCAGAAGGAAGCTAGACCACGCAGCCCCTCCAACTCCTGTGACCATTTTTTAGCAGGTTGCATTGCTGAGCCTCGTGGAACAGTACTTCATTATTGTTATCTGCGTGCAGGTGAACTTTTTGTAGATATTTAGTATAGAAGGACAATTTGAAATGTTCGTTGATATAAAAAAACCAACCACAAAGGGTTGGTTTTTCTAAGGATTTTGGTCGGCATGAGAGGATTCGAACCTCCGACCCCCGACACCCCATGACACCGACACTAAACCGCTGAAAGCCCCGCCAAGACTGACTCTCCTCTGTTTTGACTGTTCATACAAACAGTGCATTTCTCGCCAAAATCGGTCTATATACATCAATGGGTTAGAGTCGCTTTTACCATCACCCTGTTTTGATTTCACCGTGGGGAACCACCACCCAATCGATATGGTTCTGGGTATAAATCTTCGTGGATTTTGCATCGCTGTGAGCCATGCGCCCCTGTGGATCTATCCCTTGGTTATCGAACAAGTGTGCGGCTAATGCCCGGATCTCGTGGAACGTTGGACGCTCTTCCATTTCTAAATGATCGGATAACCCAAGCTGATCCCGCAGCTTTGAAAATGAACGGCTAAGATAGTCAGGTGCTACCTGGGTAGGGTGCGCGACTTCTTTGCTGCGTTTTACGTTACGTTCTGGTATGCGGTGTACTATGTACGGGCTGGCCACATTGTCTCGACTATCGTCAATAATTCGCTTCAACTCATCCCCGATCGGAATCGCTACATGAGATGCCTCTTTTTTCTGCACTTTCTGGCGGTGGATATAGAGGGCGCCGTGAATGCCATTTAACGGTTGGTCCAACCATACGCAACCGCAAACGCCGTTTTTAGGCTCCCGTATAGAATACCGGATCCGTGAAACCTCAAGCCGGGCATGGGTTGTCTGCAATGCTAAATCCATGGCCGTTCTTAACCATGGGGCTGCAGCTCTGCGAATGGCCATAAAATTGTCGAATGACAAACGCTGTCTTTTCTTCTCTTCAATTCTGCGCATTTTTTTACGGGTGGCTGGGTTATCCAGCATCAGCGATTCATCGACCGCATAGCTGAAAAGCTTCTTCAGAAAACTGACTTTACGGTTTTGCACGTTTGCAGATGAATCAGCGTGGTATTCCTTTATATACGCGTTGACATGTTCCAGCTCGATATCGCATGCCGGGATCTTGTCGAAAAACTCTTTCACACGGGTCGCATTGTTATTCCAGTCATCCCGGGTGCTCTCGGACGGTTGCTCGTCTTCTATCGCGCGCGCCATAATGCGGTCGACATGCTCAGCGAATGGCAATGCCTCACCTTGAATTCCGCCAGATTCCCGGATCAGCGAGTCGATAGATACTGACGTTTCAGGGCGCATCCTATTGTTATATTCACGCGCGATAGCGATCGCCATAGCGCGATCATTGCCGAGTGATTTACGCTTCCCGGTTACAAGAGTGAAGCGATAAACGCCCGTCGCCTTATCAAAATAGAGTAAATCAGGAAGATGCCGATTTTCCCGTCGGCGCGGGCGGGCAGCCATTACGACTCCCTGATCAGTTGATTAACGGCGTGGGAAACTTCGGATTGAACTCCCCAACGCTCAGATGAATAAACCCATGACATACCGTCTATTACCCTTCCTCGAAGTTGTCCGTGCTCAATCCAACGTTTAACAGTACGTTTATCAGGGATTGAACCCTCTTCAAATTCACGCTTTAGCCATTTGCTGGCGCGCATCAATTTGTCTTCATTCGCCATGGTTTTGTCTCCACACGATAAAGGCCCGCTGCAACGGGCCGGTAAGAATTACAGCTCGGTCGGTTGCTGGTGGGGTGCCAGTAATCGCTGGTGGATTGCCGACACATACCGCGCCTGGTGAATGGCATCAGCCAACGCATTATGACGTTCGCCGTCGAATGGCAGATCACGTTTCGGGTCAAAGCCTATCTGCCGGCCGAGGCTCACTATAGTGCGCACGTCCAAATCGTTGTACCAGTTCCAGCATGGCGCAATGCCGCAACGCTCATATGCCCCGCGCAGGATGACATTATCGAAGGCGGCACCGTTGCCCCAGACCTTCAGGTACTTCGACTGCTCGCAGCTGAGAGCAACAAAACTGGAAAGGGCATTGAGGGCATCAGCTATTGGTTTCGCCTGGTCATTGGTGATCGCCGCCCGGGCCTCGCTGCTTTGCATCAACCACCAGTTAATGGTGTCGCCATCGGGAACGGCACCAGCGGCCAGCTCACTGACAAGATTCACTGCGGTATAAAACTGCGGACCCAGTTCACCGGTGGCAGGGTCGAAGAACACAGCACCGATCGCCACGATTGGCGCGTTGGGCTTGTTGCCCATGGTTTCCAGGTCTACCATCAAATTATTCATTAACGTTTGCCTTCTTGCTATCCATGGCCCGCTCAATCATCAGGCGCTCTGGGTCTTCTAAGTAATGGGTGCACATCTTGGCCACCTCACGATGTGCGTTGTTCTGAGTAAGGATCACCACCAGTATTGGGCTCAGCGATCGACGGTCGACGTTCCAGCCGTATCTGGCCAGCGTGCCGATCAGGTCATCGACAATGGCCGTATCAGGTAGCTGTGGTGTGGCTGTCATCGGAGCCTCCTGGGGGCGGAGCAACTTCCACCATCGCTCTATATGCGAGAGTGACTTTATCTATCCCTCCATCCATGGCCTTACGTCCAGCTGCCCACTGCTTTGTGGTCGGTTCGTTCGGCACCATCTTCCAACCATCCGGTATTTCCGGAGAGTTCAACGTGTAACCCTGACTAACAGGTTGAGCCAGCATTTCGGCGCGGCAGGCGTTATAACCATTTACCGTTGCGTTAAGCTCTTCTTCTGTCATCAAATAGTTGAATAGCTCCTTGGCTTCCTGAATACCAATTTTCCCAGGCACTGCTGGCGCTGGCGGGGTGGTGTAGATAGGGGCATAAATCGTAAAATTTGGTTGCTGCTCTATCACGCATACCCCAGAAAATTTTTTCAAGTAGCGCACCGACTGCACCTCCGGCGGCACTGCTGGCGCTGGCGGGGCGGTTCCTTCTTCTCCTTCATCCAGGTCAACTGGTGCCTCGCAGTGCGGGCAATATCCATCACATTCAGAATGCTGTGCGTAGGTGAAAAACTTACCGCATGACCAACAATTTTCACCGCTGGCAACGGCTGGGGCGTAGGTGAATAGCGGCACTACATCCCGATACTCTTCTTCAATAAACGTCGTGGTTTCAGCGTCTTTATGAATAAGCGCCGCCTGTCCATGCGAGAGCAAATCCAATGCCGCTGCTGATGTGTACCCCACCGGCTGCGTCTCCCGGGTAGCTAACAACTCGGTAGCGATTTTTTCAGCCTCACCCCATCGCAGGCTTGGTGATCTGCGCTCTGCGATTTCGCGCAGTCTTTCAGTTGTTAGTTTCATGCCTTCGCTCTCCCATAATCTTCAAGTTTTATGTTTGTTCGAAAAGTGAAGTTTAACCAGCGGGTCACCGTGCTCTGGTTAACTTCCATCTTCTTGGCAATCTCCCGCTGTGTGATCCCTTCATCGTACAGATGGCGCGCCAATTCGACTTCGTGATCCGTAGCTTTGCAGCACGGGTGGTGCTCTCCCTGCGGTGTACCTGCCCCGATGCCTTTGGCATGCGCAATGGATGCTACCGAGGATTCCGTGCGGCCCAGGTGCTGAGCCATTTGTTTATAGGTCAGGAGTTGTGCGTTACGCCGAATAAATGCCAGCTCTTGAGGTTCATAGGATCTCCATGTTCTGGGCAATTGGATTCCCAACTTTGCCGCTTTCTTGCTTACGGTCGCTGGATTTAGTCCGAACATCGTTGCAAACTTCTTCGCCCCTATCTGTGGGCCTAACCGGTACAGCATCGCCGTGCGCATCGGGTGCCAGCGCTGCTGCCGAACCTTCCCTTCGGCCCAATCGCTCCAAACTACTCGCTTTATGTTGGGATATAGATTCCGTTCATTTGCTGGCATCACGCACCTCAACCTTGTCCATGAACACCGCGCGTGAAGGTGACCAGTCGCAATATGTGTCAGTTTCAACGTGGCCGAAAATTGCCTTGCAGCGGCGAATGTGCGCACAGTCTCCGCACGCCTTGCCCGAAGGGAGTTTCATTTTGTCCGGATCGGTTGGGTCAAAGTTGAGTTCTTTCATTTGGCCTCCGGAGGCTGAGCAGAAATAACACCATCAACAGGCAAGCACTCATACTGAGGCGGTAATCCCTGCTGGTGGATATCCGCCAGGCAGTTGCTTTGATCTGGATACACCCAGCCTTGCGGCACGAATTCGCACGGCTGGTACGTGTAGCAGACGAGCAGGAACAGGCCGAACATCACGCAGCCCTCTCAGAGGTCAGCTGGTGGAAGCGGTGCAGGAACATGGTCCGTGCCTGCACCGGGTTTACCGGAGAGACAAGAAAGTCTTCAGAAGGGGCGATCCCTTCTAGCATTGGCCACGGTGTACCGTCGTCAATATCGAGGTCACGGCGCTCGGTGGCCAGCATCACTAGATCCGCATGTTTGACTGCTGGGCTATTCGTAGCTGGGAGATTAAATTTATAACGAATAACGAAATCAATATTGTTTTCAATGCCACGATAGTCAGGAATTAATTGCTTAAGCGGCGATGGAATATCTTTGCAATAAGCTTCATGAGCATCATGCAATAATGCTTCAAGTGCGTACTCAGGAGGCACTATCTGGCTTGCAATAACACAGTGCTGAGCCACGCTATAAAATTCAGGGATATGCCCGTTAAAGCGGCATTCATGTGATAACGCTTGAGCGATATCTTCAATGCAAATATCGTCCACAGATGGCGCGGCGTAATCAAAACGCTTGCCAGTAAATGTTAGAATCCAAGACATAATTTCTCTCCACACAGTTTTTGGCAACACTTCACCAAATACCCCATTGCTGGGGTATTTGAGGCTGTATTATTCAGGTCTAATTAAGCTTTAAATTTACCAATGAAGGATTCAACTTCAACGCCATCAAACTTACTGATCAGCAGGTCGCGGAATTCAGCGGCAATTTCTTCCTCCGCTGTTTCCAGCTGAACAATTCGCAGCACCAAGATCGGCTTGTCGCTGGTGATAATGCTGTAGCGCAATTTGAAGGGGCGTTCGCTCAGGCCTTCATAAGGTACACATTTGAATTCGAAGGCCGCCGGCATAACGTCTTTGCTCTTGGCTTCAACGCTTTCCATCAGCGAGCGTTTGCCACTGAAATCGTTCTCTTCATGATCGGAAGTTGAGATTGACTCAATGGTGATGCGGCGAACGGCGCCAACAGCCTGCTTGATATCCAGCACAGTGCCGTCAGCATCAAAGGCCAGCAGGAAATCACGGTTATCTTCCAGCCATTCAGCCAGTTCTTTCTGGCCCTGTTTGCGGCCGTTGATCTCCAGCAGGCCAGTGAATGGCGCTGTTTTCTTCAGGGTAATGGCCGCTTTGTTGTCGGCATGGCCTGGGTTATCCAGAGTGCCCAGATTGAAGATGGTTTCGGCCTGCATGCGGTCGGCATCGATGAAGCAGCGGACGCCTGCACCAGCGTATTCCGAAGAGTATTTAACGAAGTCTTCAATGCTGGTAGTGGTCATGTTTCCACGGAAGCGGAAGCGGTTTGCGTTGAAATGCTCGAGGCTGTGCAGATCAACATCATTCGGCAATACAGCTACAGGGCAATCAGTGGTTTCAACTTTATGAATGAAAGAAGCCGCAAGGGTGAGGCTTTTAATTTGTTCGATGGCTGATCCGTCTAATTGAGACATAAATATAATCCTATATATTGAAAATAACTGTGTTGATTAATAAGTCGCGGTATTACTTAGCGACGCGTAATTTACCGTCGGTTTCTCCGTTAACAGTAAATAGCTGGCCTTGGTCTTCTTGCAGAATTGTTAACTTTCCACCTTTACCGACATACATTGGTGTTTCAGTGGTGTCTTCTTCTGAAACTTTACCGCGTGGGGTAGGGGTTACAAATTTAAGTTGGTGCTTAATGCCAACACGTTTCTCTTCGACTGAATTGCTTAAGCGGTCGAGGTCAAGGGTAATAACAATTTTTCCCTTACCACCGTTATTGAGAACACCCAGAGCTGTAGCGTTTAAAGCTGCTGAGATTTTATTTTGAAACACACCGGCATCCAGTTCGCCCAGAAAGTCCGGTACGTTGGTCTTGCGGTCTTCACTCATTGAATACTCCTCACACGAAGCGGCGAACGCCGCGGTTTTCTCCACACACCTGGTAGCGCACCGGTACAGGGTTTTTATACTGTGCAATATGAAAAATTGAACTGCCCAGTGCGCTACCTGATGTGTAAAAAAGGGCGGCCAGCCTACGAACATTATCTTCACCTCCGAGGGGTAGAAGCTCGGCGTGGCCGCCAAAGACTACACACAGCACTTACTTGGTTGTGGTGGCCGGTGCTGAACTCCGGCTTGCCCGTGTTCAAGGGGCTACCCTCAGTTACTGAACCATCCAGCGGCTTTACCCGGTTGAGGTCATTTCCAGAGGCCACATCGCGCATCAGCCTGCGCATTCACCACAACTGAAACGGCTTTATCTCCGGTTCTTTCGTCACGCTGCCAAGCAGACCGCGCCCCCTAAAAACCGTTTCAGTTGGGTGCTCCGTAACGTGGAGCGGACGGGCGATGTTTAAGCCTCACGGGGCATTCTTTAACCGGGATTACGCCGTCAACCGGTTTCACTGCCGTGACAGGGAGGGTTACTTGCCGTTCGCCTTCTCCAAAACACACCGGCTTACGCCGGGCGGCCCGTTTCGAATCAAATTAGGTGCTGGTCTTTCCCAGCTGTCAGCCGTCTACTTCCGAGCTGTCACTGCCGTCGAGAGTGCTGGCATCTCACCTTCCTGATAACGCCCAGGTCGACTGGCGGCCGGTGTGACCGGCGTACATGCTCCGGCGGGGATGTATCCCGCGGTTCGCATCGGGTTGTGGTGGCCGGCGGACAACGCCCCGAAGTCCACCAGCCAGATCCACAACGGCATGCTCACTCATGAGTTAGGATCCTCCACCGCTCCCAGAACTGAGGGAAAGGGCGAGTGAGCATGCCGTTGTGTGCCGGGAAGTATCAAACAAAACAACTATAACATCGATAAGTTGTAATCTAGATGGCTGGTAGATTCATGTCAACAACTTTTTGTAGTTAATTTGGTTGAGCGTATGGTGGTGAAAGTTGTGAAGAGAGAAACGAGAGGGGATCAAAAAAGGGGCGATTGCCCCTTAAAGTTTACCAGCGACGGGATGACCAGAACACGCGGCCAATGATTTGAATTCTATCTCTAACTTGTTGAAATGTTAATGTTTCATCTTTGTATTCTTCGCGATTAAAGCTTCTTATCAGCACGCCACCATCTGGCTGGCTTATCAACAGTTTAACGCGTAACAACACACCGTCACGGATAGCATACAGATCACCATCCTTTATTGGCCAACGTTTAGATATATCAACAGCAACAAGATCACCATCTGTAAGTACAGGGAATAAGCTACTTCCGATGATTTTTACGATTCTGACATCATGGGGAGTAACGCCATGTGTTCTTAACTCATCGCGGCGGAATGGGTATTTTTTCGCGTCTTCGATGATTTCAGCAGTGCATCCGTCCCCGGCCGATAGTTCTATATCCAATATTGGAACCTCAACAAATTCTGACGGATCAAAACCACCATCTTCCCATTCTTCTACCTGATAATTGGTACGTTTTGCATTGTCATACTCTTCTGGCTCCCCAAATTGAAGCCACTGAGGAGAAACACCTAGCGCAAATGCTATTGCCTTAAGGTTTCTTGGGTTAAGCGTTTTACCTGATTCGATCTTACCTATTGATTGCTGGGATACCCCCAGTTTAGTCGCCAATTCATCTTGGCTAAGACCTAACTCAGTTCGCCTGTTTTGTAGTCGTTCTGCGAGTGTCATCACGAGCGCCCCTAATTGATTGCACTGCGAGACTACAACTTTATGTTTTAGCATTCCAACACCCTAATGTTGTTATTCTGCCTTGGGTAATGCTACTATCTAACAACCTTTAACAACTAATGGTGGTTGCGTGAACAGCGTTATCTCAAATACCCCGGAGCAAGAAGCATTGATGAAGGCGATCAGCCTCGCTGGCGGCCAATCCGGCCTTGCTCGAAAAATGTCTGATCAGTCAGTAAAGCCGGTGAAACAACAACAGGTATGGAACTGGCTGCATCGGGAGAAAAAAACGCCTTCGAATCAGGTCGTTCTTATCGAAAAAGTGACAGGAGTACTTCGCACTGAATTACGTCCCGATTTGTACAAATAATTTATCAATAAACGACTCAAGTCATAACTACCAAAGGAAAAACAACATGGTAGAGCCAAATTTGAAAGATGTAGTGAAGGGCATGTGTAAGGCGGTTGCTGGTGGCCGATCGGCTATGGCCGGCGCACTGGGCATGTCTGAGACGGGCTTCAACAACAACCTGTACGAGAAGAACGGCTGCCGCTTCTTCGAGATCGGCGAGTTGGAAGCCATGGAGGATATTTCCGGCACCAACTTGCTGACCGAGTATTTCGCCCGGCGCCGTGGCTTGCTGGTGGTTGAGATCCCGGCCCTGGAAGAATTGGACCAGGTGGAGTTGTTCAGCAAAAGCATCCGCACCGCCGCGCACCGTGGCCATGTGGATCAAATCATTCAGGAGTCACTTGCTGATGGAGTCATTGATGAGAAAGAAGCTGCCGAGATTATGCGCTATCACCGCAAGCACCTGCAGGCGCGTGATGCAGAGGTTAGGGCTGTACTGGCGTTGTTTGGCAAAAAAGCCAAATGTCAGAAAGGGTAACGCCCAGAGGTTGCAGCCCCTGGGCGTCGGCGCGAGTAAATCAGTGTGTGGAGAAATAATCGCATGAGCAATTTAACCAGAAATTCAGTGGTGCCGCAAATTCGTTGCCGTGCAATGACTGGCGGTAAATCTGCGTCTCCGTTCCGGTATGAAGTAAATGTAATGGGTCGGTGGATTGCCAGCAACTACCAGTTTGCGCGCTGGGTGGTAGATAGCGGTCACTGGCTGGCCCGTGGTCAGGAGGGGATATGAACACTTTAACCAACTCCGTATTGCCAACCATGAGCAGCCGCGAAATCGCCGCTTTGGTTCAGAGCAACCATTCAGATGTGAAGCGCTCGGCTGAACGTCTCCATGCAGCTCATCTTTTAACCCAGCCGTTGGCTGAGTTCGAATTTGTCCACAATGGCAACACCTACACCGAGTACCGTTTCAATAAGCGGGATTCTTTGGTGCTGGTTGCCCGCCTTTCCCCTCAGTTCACCGCCGCAGTGGTTGACCGTTGGCAGGAGCTGGAAGAAGGGCGCACCCCGTCGGTACCTCAGTCACTGCCTGAAGCATTGCGTTTGGCCGCTGATATGGCCGAACAGAAAGCCGCCCTGGAGCAGAAGGTGCAGGCTGATGCGCCGAAAGTGGCCTTTGTCGATCACTACGTTGACGCCAGCGGTGCCAAGAGCCTGCGTGAGACAGCAAAAATCCTGAACATGCCAGAGAAGGCAATGATTGAGGCGCTGATCCGCGATCGGGTTTTGTTCCGTCAGTCCAATAACCTCCTTCCGCATTCGCAACGTCAGCGTGAGGGGCTGCTAACTGTGAAAACGGGCACCTCCGACCATTCAGGCCATGCCTATACGCAAACACGCGTGACGCCGCGCGGAATCCAGTGGATTGCTGAGCGTTACGCTTCTGAGCTGATGGGAGGCTGATATGGCGAGCTTACTTATTCAGGCTGGCTGCCATTACCGCGACCGCAATAACTCAGTGGTACTGGTGCACAGTACGGATCCGGAGCGCGAGACGGTTACATACAGTCCAATCGGGCAAGAATGGGCGATCACCACGGCGATGATTATTTTTCGGTCCCGATTTATCAGGTTTGAAGTATGAGCAGAATATTTGAAGTTGTTCAGGCCATGTCTGGGCAGAAGAACTGCATTGTGATCCCTGGCCCGTACTTGGATTTCTTTTCCAGTGATCAGCAGTCCTTTGCTTTGGCCGCCGTGCTGAATCAGCTGGTGTTCTGGACAGGGAAGTCATCACAAGATGATGGCTGGTTTTACAAGACGCATGAAGAGCTTGCGAGTGAACTGCGCGGGGTCAGTGAAGACCAGGTGCAGCGCGTTGTGAGCAAGCTTCGTAAGAAATATTTGCCGGGTGTTATTGAAGTATCTACACGTAAGGTAAATGGCACTCCGAAGAACCATTATCGTATCGACGGCGACAAGCTAATTGCTCTGATTTTCCCACCAGCAGTGGACTCCGCAGAATCACGGAATGGAAAACGCGAAGTTACGGAGTCCATTACGCAGAATCACGGAGTGGAAAACGCAGAAGTGCAGGAACAACGCCGCGATTCTACGGAATCCTATCTCTATACAGATCATTACTCAGATCAGAACAAACAGATCATAAAACCTGTTGGTCAACTGGCTGAGCCAGCCGACCCGCAAGCGGATGATTCTCTGAAAATTGACTACCAAGCCGTGCTGGACGTATTTCACACCACGCTACCCACCATGCCAAAGGTTCTCAAAATCACTGATGGTCGCCGGAAGGTGCTGCGCAAACTCTGGAAGGATTACGACCTAAACCAGGACAAGTGGGGCGCCTACCTGCGTTACATCGCCAAGAAATGCCAGTGGATGCTGGAAGACCGTCCGGACACGAACAGCGGCAAGACGTGGCGCAAGAAGGATTTCGACTACCTGATCACCGAGAAATGCTACCTCAAGGTCAAGGAGTTTCGTGCTGACGATCTGCCCAAGGTTCATAGGTTGGACACCACAGCCCGGGACGACGCGTACACCCGTCTGATCTCCCAGCGCCGTAAACCACAAAACGAGGTAGAACGCCTTGCCAAGGAAATGGCTGGATCACTGGGGCGCATGACAGATTACGACGCCCGCCGGGCATGGACAGGTATTTGGGCGAAGGCCGTGGACCAAGCCAGCGAGAACGATTTGGGGAGATTGGCAGGATGAAACCAGTAACACATCAAATTTTAGGCGTCACCGTATTCCCGCTGGTGGCCGTACTGCAACAGGTTCGCCGCTGGTGGTCATTGCGGTATTTGCGCGGGTATTGGGCTGATAATCAGGATCTACGCCGTATCGCCCGGAAACGTAACTGGGTGCGCGTACTGACCCAGTTCAACATCGAGGCGCGTTATCGCCTCATCAAGCTGCTGGCCACCGCTGAACAGCAAAGGGGATTCCTGTGATTTATCAACTCAATGTAGGCCGCTGTGAGGATGTTCTCCGCGGTATGGCTGATAACTCTGTTGATTCCATTGTCACAGATCCGCCGTATGGGCTGAGCTTCATGGGTCATAAATGGGATTACCAGGTACCGACTGTTGACCAGTGGGCAGAATGCCTGCGTGTTCTGAAGCCCGGCGGCCATCTGCTGGCATTTGGTGGGGCGCGTACTTATCACCGCTTGGTGGTGAACATCGAGGATGCCGGCTTTGAGATCCGCGATCAGCTGATGTGGATTTATGGCAGCGGCTTCCCGAAGTCGAAAAACCTCACCGGTGATAACCAGGGGAAGGGTACCGCCTTAAAACCCGCGCATGAGCCGATCGTAATGGCCCGTAAGCCACTGGTTGGCACGGTAGAAGGCAATGTTGTCCAGTTCGGCACTGGTGCTCTAAATATCGATCTTTGCAGGGTACCGACAGAGGAAGATTTAACCGGTGGTGTTGGAGGCTTACTGTCGCATGTGCGTGACGAGAAAGCCCCCGAGTGTGGGGAGTGGAAAGCGGACCAGTTCGGCCGGTGGCCTGCAAACGTCCTGCATGATGGAAGTGAAGAGGTGATCACCGAGTTCCCACAAAATGCCGGCGCCCGGGCGCCAGTAAAGGGAACCGAGCCAACAACCAATGGTTTCAGCGGCCCTGTTAAGTTTGGCGGCATGATTGATCGGGTTGCCAGCTACCACCATGGTGATCAGGGTAGCGCTGCGAGATTCTTCTACTGTGCAAAGGTCAGTAAATCAGAGCGTGACGAAGGGATGGAGCGTTTTGTGCCGTACACGGCCAGTGATATGACCGGTGGAAGAAAAGAGGGAAGTGCAGGCCTTAATGACCCACGCGCCGGCGCTGGCCGTACAGGTGGAGCCAGAAATAACCACCCGACAGTGAAACCTGTTGAGTTGATGCGTTACCTTTGCCGGCTGGTTACACCTGCTGGTGGCGTAGTCCTTGATCCATTCATGGGTTCAGGCTCCACCGGTAAAGCCGCCTTGCTTGAAGGGTTGGGTTTTATCGGTATTGAGCTGGACCCTGATCACCTGACAACTGCCGCGGCGCGGATTGCGCATTCCGCTAAGGCGGTTAGTGAATTATGAGGATGTTACTTACTTCTTACCTGCAGCGTGAGCTGGGTGTGGTGCTGCTACGCCCAGGTAGTGAGTTGCTGCATTATTTCAGCGGGCGCAGCCGTCTGCTGATCGCCAGTGAGCCGGAAGAGTTAAAACCGCTGCCTTCCGGCCTGCTGCCAGCAGTAGATCAGAACCTGGCGGCGGATCCGCGTTTGTCCTCTTTCTTCCAGAATGAACGGGTCATAGATGCAGCTGGTGGTATTGCAGGCCTGAAAGAGTGGTTGATGCGCAGCACAGAATGTCAATGGACCACCGGCGACGATTACCACCATCATAATATGGACATCCTGGACTATGACGGTCGACCGATCCGCCTGTGCTGGCACCATGAGCACCTCCTGCGGGAGCAAACGTTGCCGGAGCTGGATGCCATCGCCGCGCAGAACGTCGCGGACTGGGTAGTTTACCGCGCTCGCTCTCATTTCATGTTTGGTGAAGACCACCAGCTTAGCTTGCCGGAATTGTGCTGGTGGGCGGTACTGAAAGAGGTGTCTGATCTGTTGCCTGATGCGGTAGCCCGCTTTTCTCTACGCCTTCCACCAGCCACCATCCCAACGGGAACACGCAGAGAGGCCGATATTGTGTGGGAGAAAGCCCCACAGGCGATCATTAACGAGTGCGTGGAGAAGGTTAAGCCAGCGCTGACCATTGATGTCGACCCCGCGCCCCCTGAAGGCTTTATGCTGCTGCCTAAGCTTACCCGCTGGGAGTGCGTGAAATACACCCAGTGGGTGAAGTCACAGCCGTGCTGCTGTGGCTGCAAGCGGCCGGCAGACGACCCGCACCACATTATCGATCACGGGCTCGGCGGCACCGGCACCAAACCACACGACATTTTCACCATCCCCCTGACCCGTGAATGCCATGACGAGCTGCATGATGATGTGGACGCATGGGAGGCCAAGCACGGCAGCCAGTTATTCCACCTGGTGCGCACGTTGAACAAGGCATTTGGTATTGGGGCGATCAGCACGGCAAACAAGCGCGGGGCAAAACGATGAATCTCGAATCAGCACTGAAACACTTCAGCCCTAAAAGTCTGAATATTTCCGACTCGTCCAGAGCCACGGCGAGCGAAGCATTAACGGGTACTGACATCATGGCAGCACTCGGCATGGTAGAAGCCAAGGCAGTATTTGGCATGGCACTTTGTCTCGGCAAGTATGGTGTCAGTGAAGAGGATCGCCAGCGGTCGGTTGATATGCTGACTCAATTTGCCAGCAAGAAAGCGCCAAGGGCGATAAAGCGAGCCGCCGGGGCTAAGTTTGGTCGTTGCCTGCGTATCATGGCCGCAATGGCTTACGGTGAGTTTTGTCGTTCGGCATTGTCAGCTGAGTCGTGTTCGGGCTGCCAGGGTAGAGGGTTGGTGCGTAAAACCCAGATTAACCGCAACGAGCTGGCAATCGAGTGGGAAGAGAACAAATTCAGCATCAAGAATGGGTTGTGGATGATAAAAGACCAATGCCAGCCACCCGCAAAGACAATTTGGGAAGACGTTATGATGGTGGCCTGCCCAGTATGTAAGGGTAGAGGCAATATCAGCGCACGTTGCCGCTGCCAGGGTACAGGTACCGTGCTGGATAAAAAGAATAGCGAGCTGCAAGGTGTGCCGGTAATGAAGGAGTGCCCGAAATGCAAGGGGAGAGGCTTCAAACGGGTTCAGCCGTCAGTGATCCACCACGCGGTTAAAAAGCTAATCCCTGAGCTGCCAGAGCGCACATGGCGGTATAGCTGGAAACCCTTCTATGAGTCGTTGCTGACAAAATGCTATCAGGAAGAGAGTGAGTTAGAGCGTGTCTTCAGCAAGGTCACGCGGTGATGGAAAACGTGCACTTGCAATAGTTGCCGTTTTTTCCTAATATCAGCTTTAACGATGGGGTATATACGCCCGTTACAGAAAACCTGCCGATGTGCAGGTTTTTTTATGGACGCAGCAGAAGGGCGCATTTAGTTTTGATACGCACTATCGAACCCTTTGGTGGGGAGTTTCTAAGTGCGCCCCTCGATGTGAAGTGACAGCCGGGAAAGACCGGCAACCATTCAAGCCCTGGCTATAAACGCCGGGGCTTTTCCGTTCTTGGGCTGCGCTAGCTGCGTGGCCTTTTCTGTTTTTATCACCCGTAGATCGGGCCAAGCCCCGGCAAGGGGGAGGGATGAAAATGCCAAACAGTCCCCATAGCTGGGCGGATATCAGTGAAATTCTCGCTGCCTGGTGGCGCGGTGACGTGCCGATCGGTGGCGTCATCATGGCTATCGTGATGGCGGTATTGCGTATGGCTTACTCCGGCAGCAGTTGGAAAGAAACCATTTTCGAAGGGCTGATGTGTGGCGCCCTGGCACTGACGACGTATTCCGCACTGGATTACTTCGATGTGCCGAAGGCACTTACTGTCGGCATCGGCGGTTTTATCGGGTTCGTAGGTGTGAAAAAACTCAGCTCGTTCCTGTCCGGGTACGTTGGCAACCGCTTTGGTGGAGGCAATCAGGATGCAAACAAGTAAAAAGGGTCGTGATTTTATAAAAGGGTTCGAGTCCCTTGAGCTGGTGGCTTATCCAGACCCAGGCACTGGTGGTAAACCGTGGACGGTTGGTTGGGGCCATACCAAGGGAGTGAAGCAGGGTGACCGCATCACGAAGGAGCAGGCGGAGCAATTCCTGTCCGATGATTTGGCCGTGTATGAGTTGACGGTAAACAGCGCTATCAAGCGTCCAATGACGCAGAACCAGTTTGACGCGATGGTGTCGCTGGCGTTC